TAACGCGTGGGCGCGTAAGTATGGTGGTGCAAGAGATTATATAATGCCAGAAGTACATCAAAAAGCATTGCAAGTTGGGATAGATCCTGATGGTGGTGTTACAGTTCCCACTGCAATGAGCAACCGTATTACTCAAATTGCTTATGAATCAGATCCTATCCGTCAATTGGCGTCTGTAGAATCAATCACTACTGGTAAAGTAGAATGGATGGCAGAATGGGACCAAGCTGGTTTTGAATGGGAAGGCGAAATTACCGGCGAAACAACTATTACCGGCGAAACTTCTACTCCAGGTTGGAAGAAACGATCTATTTCTGTACATACAATGGCAGCAAGACCAAGAGCAACACAAACATTGCTTGAAGATTCTGGAATAAACATTGAATCATGGCTTGCTAATAAAATTGCTGAAAGATTTTCCAGAGGAGAAGGAGCTGCATTTGTAAGTGGTGACGGAATTGGTAAACCTCGTGGTTTTCTAACTTATGATGATGGTACTTCATTCGGACAAATTGAACAAGTTGCAATGGGGGCTGCTGCTGCGGTTACTGCTGATGGTTTTATGAGGATAAAGTATGGTTTAAAAGAACAATTCCTTGAAAAAGGGACATGGTTAATGAATAGGTCTACCGTCCTTGCTGCAATGCTTCTTAAAGATGGAACTGGGAATTATATTTGGAAACCTGGCATGATTGCAGGCGATCCTCAAAGTTTTCTTTTAAATCTACCGGTTAGAATGTCCACTACTATGCCAGCCGTTGCAGCAGGTGCATTATCTGTAGCGCTAGCAGATTGGAGACAAGCGTATTTAATAGTTGATCGTTTAGGAATAACAGTTCAAAGAGATCCTTATACTGTTAAACCTTTCATTGAGTTTTATACACGTAAAAGAGTCGGCGGTGACGTCGATAATTGGGAAGCAATTAAGCTGGGTGTGATTAGTACATAGGACAGGGTTGAATATGCAATTAAAATTTTATGTAATGAATATTTTGATGCTATTATATTTGATCCATCTTTACGTGGAAAATTCAAAAATATGTTAAAAATTGAGGAGGTAAAAAATAAATGAGTAATATTAAAAGAGATTCGTATTCTAGTTTAGCGTTTTTTCAAGCACTAGTTCCGCAAGATGTTGCTGCCGGTGCAGCTACCAATGGACTTACAGTCGACACTCGTGGATATGATACTTGTACTTTTGTTATAAATTTGGGAGCAATGACTGGCGGTGGTGATTTGTCTGCTGACAATAGATGGCAATTAAAACTTGAGCATGGTTTAGAGTCTGATGCTGGTGTTTCTGCATGGTCTGAGTGTTATCCATCACAAATGATCCATTCTGTACTAGGCATGGCGGGAGCATATTCGACTTTAAACTCTGGGATTTTTCAAAGCATTGGTTCAACGACTGACATTTCAGTTGGGACAGGCAAAACATTCGTTATTGGTTATAAAGGGCCTCGAAGATACGTTCGTATTGCATTGTCAGAAGTTGGCGCGCCTTCTACTATTTCGGCCGCTGCTATTGCGGCGTTAAGTGGTGCAGGAGTTTGGCCAGTTAATGAACCAGTAGGGGATTAGGGGGGTCGAAAATGTCAAAAAATGATAGTACATATCAAAATACTAAAGTTCAAATTCCTCAAGGAGCAGATAGACTTTCTATAGATTCAGATGGATATTTAGATTTTTTTGGTACAACTGTAACAGGGGATATTTTAAAAAAATTATTATCTTCTAATCAGGCACAAACAATAATACGCGCTTCAAATACAGTTTTATCAGTATCTAATTTACCACAAAACGGACTTGTCTTTTTAAGGGTATCAGAAACAGGAAGTAATATTTCTGCCTGGTTGCCTGCTTGTTCTGTGGGTGATGAATTAACAGTTGCGATACAAAACTTTTTAGTTGAAAGTGTTATATCTGTTTTTATCTCGACTTCTTTGTGTAGTATTGTAGGATTAGAATTTTCTGATGTTTCTAATATCGGCTTACATACTTCTGCAGGGTCAGATGGAATTTTAAAATTGAAATGTTTTACAGATTCAGAATGGACAGTTATTGGCGGCGATCAGAGTAAATTTGTAGAACACTCTATATCATAGGGGGGAATTATGAAAGTACAAATGTTAAAAACTGAACAAGCAGCCCCGAACGGATATAAAGTTATTTCTTATTTAAAGGATGAGATTGTAGAGCTTCCTGAAAAAATAGCAAAAGCATTTTTAGAGATGAAGGTGGCCAAAATGATTGAAGTGGTTCCAGAAAATAAGGCAGTAGAAAATGCTCAACAGGTTAAGAAAGAGAAAAAGGTTAAGAAAGAAGATTCTAAAGACGAGACCGAAGAAGAAGATATTGAAAAGAAAGGATTTACACCTTTCTTTCGAAAAGATAATAAAGAAGAGGATTAAATGATAATTCCAGAAGAACTAGCCAAAGATGGTAACATCGTTTATAAGGTTTCTGTTGAGCCTTTAATTGAGCCAATATCTTTAGATGATTTAAAGTTGTTTGCTAGAATAGACGGCGATACAGAAGACGCTTTACTCCAGAGTTTAATAACATCGGCTAGATCTTTTGCGGAAAATTATTTAAATAGATCTTTAATAGAACAAACATTAATTGCTAAAATGGATTTTTGGCCGTGTGAAGCTGTTGCGCTTCCACGGTCTCCTCTTATTTCTATAACATCGGTTCAAACTTTAGATGAAGACGATACTGCTACAACCTATAGTAGCGACAATTATTATTTGGACTTATATTCAGAGCCTGGCAAAATCATTTTAAAAAATGGAGTTTCTGCCCCCACAAATACAGATAGAACTTATGGCGGGTTTAAAATAACTTACAAGGCTGGATATGGGGCAGCTGCTTCTAATGTTCCAAAGCCTATCAGGGACGGGATTAAACAGTGGGCGATGAATATGTATGAAAATAGAGCAATAGCGGAAGAACCGCCTTTTGAAGTTAAGACAATGTTAGATTTATACAAGGTGCATCGAGTATGAAAATAGCGTATAAATTAAAACAAAGGATTCAAATTAAAAAGCCTATTCAAACACCAAATGATGACGGTGGGTTTGATAGAACTTATGAAACACTAGCTACTATTTGGGCGGAAATAAAGAATGAAAGCTTAAGTAGGAGTTTAAAATATGTCAGGGGTGAAGCTTTGTCTGGCGGTGGGTCAGGCTCAAAAGACATACCCACTCATGTGTGTACTATCAGGCGTGTAGCAATAGAAAATTTTGGTAAAGCAATGACAAGTGCGTTTAGCACTGATTTTGATTCAATCGCTGATTTAATGCCTTTAAAATCAGATTTATTCATTTTTTTACAAAAGGGTTCTACTGTAAAAGGTCGTCTGTTTGAGATCTTAAGAATTATGAGAGACGAAAGCAATAACGAATATATGAAATTCGAGATTAGAGAAATAGAAGAGCAAGGAACAGGCTGGCCAGCATGAAAAGAGATTTTTATAAAGTAAGATTAAAAAATATAGGCGATTTGGGGAAAGCCATATCTGGTATCGGTATTGAATTTATGTCAGGCATTTCTTTTCCTGGCGAAGTTGAAAGGGTATTGTTCAAAGCTGGGAATAATATGAGAAATTATGTTATTAAACAAATGAGAAATACTAAAAGAGCGTCTTATTCTTATTTTGCTAACGGCGGTCAGCATTTCCCTTCACGGCCTTATGCGTTTCCCGCTATAGACACGGGGCAGGCTGTGGGCGCAATTGCATTTGATACAAGGATTAGAACAAATAAAATACAACTTGAATTCGGCGGAACTGATAGAGCTACCTATTTAAAATTTTTAGAAATGGGCATAGGGGTTAAACCAAGGCCATGGCTAAAGCCAACTATAAAGAAATTTGGAAACGGAATATATAAAGATGTTAAAGAAATATCACAAGATACTATTATTAACTATATAAAGATGGGATTATCTAAATGAGAGTTACTCCAATTATAGAAAGAATAAAGGAAGCGAATACAAGATTTGGCAATTATGTTGCTGGAAGTGCTGAATTAGAATTAGCCATAAAAAATACACTTAAAAAAGATATAGCTTTTGTTTGTCCTGTCGATGAAACATGTCCTGCCAACAATTATGATAGTGGGATAAAACAAATTATAACAGAGAAATTTGCGGTTATTGTGGCCATTGAAAATGATTCATCTGATAAAGAAAAAACTGGTATAATAGCTTATGACCAACTACATAGAGTTAGATCAGAGCTATTTAGATCTTTGGTGGGGTGGCAAATTAAAGGAGCCGAAAGTATTATATCGTATACTGGTGGCGCATTTATGATTATTCAAAATGATTATTTATGGTGGCAGTATAATTTCCAATATACCGTTAGAATGGAAGAATTTGACGGATTTGTAGATATTTCAGGGAATGACTTCCCAAATATAACAGATGAATTAGTGTCAGATGGTTCTGGAGAATTTTATTCGAAAGAACAGGTTTCTCAATTAGATAGTTTTGATTCTATTTCTTCTGAATATATAATTTGGCCATCAGAGGATGTTCCTTGGAAAGGTGATTTGCCAATTGATGATACAGGAATAACAGATATGAAAACTTGGATTGACTTAACTGACGATCCAAATGCTGGAGATTTTGGCCGTGGATTTGGAGAAAGTTTTGATTTTTATAAAATTCTAAATAGAAAATAGAGAGGAGAGGAGGAGACATGGGTAATGAGTTTAAAAAAGTAAAGCCGAACGGCGAACGGAAGATCCGATTTCCTAGAACTTATGGCATTTTGTCAGAAAATGGCGATACAGTGCCTTATACTGGTGCCGACGGTAGATATTG